GGCGCGTTTGTACAACCATCCGAAACGCGACAGCATTATTAGCCGCATTACAACCGCCAATTACGAACCAACGCATGTGCCTGAAGGCGTTGACCGCATTGTGATGTCGCAAACCAATCCAACTCTGTACGGCACCGTTAACCTCGACCTCTACGGCTACAACCGCATGAAAGCGCGTATTGCCGAAGACACGGTGGAAATGACTGAGCTGTATGTCTGGAATGACGAAACTCAAGACTACCAAGTCGTTACTCGCGCCGCGCCAGATGTCATCATCTATGACCGGCCTAACGAAGAGCTATTCCTCAAGGGCGAGTTGCCGTTCATTCAGATCTGCCCTAACCCGCAATACGATTATTACTGGGGACAATCCGAAGTTTCCAAGCTGATCTATCTTCAGCAGATGCGTAACCGGCGCATGACGGAAATTCTGGATTTACTATCCAAGCAAGTTAACCCGCCGACGGCCCTCACAGGCTTTACCGGTATTTTGGATGAAAAGAACTTTGCACTCAACCGCGCAGGCGGATTGCTATCGTCTGACATGCCGAATGCAAAAGCAGAACGTTTGGCGCCTAACATCCCGCAAGATCTTTACGCACAGCTTAAAGAAATTGATGCAATGTTCGAAGAAGTCTCAGGAATTTCGTCTGTGTTGTCTGGCCGTGGTGAGCAAGGTGTGCGTTCTGCCGGTCACGCTTCTCAACTTGCACGTCTTGGATCTTCACGCGCAAAAAAACGCGCTATGGTTGTCGAAGACTCTCTAGAAAAAATGGCAACGCTGTATCTTAAGATCATGCAAGCCTACGATCCGTCTGATCTCAAAGACACTGAAGGCAACAAGTTCATCCCTGCACAGTTTACCAAAGACTATGTGGTCAAGGTGGACGCGCACTCGAACAGCCCGATCTTTATGGAAGATCTGCGCTCGTTGGCTTTCAACCTGTTCAAAGCGCAAGCCATCGACAAAGAAAGCCTCATCGACTTGCTTGACCCTCCAATGAAACAGCTTCTCAAGGAGCGGCTCAAGAAGATGGATGCCAAAGCAGCGGCAGCTCAAGCACAAAGCGGCGGCGAAAAAGTAGTGCCAATGAGCAAAAAGCAGGGCTAAAATGGCTAAAGGACAGCAAATTAACCCAGTTCGGGGCGACCAACCAAGGGCGTCAACTACCCAGTTGTCTCGCGACGTAAAACCCGCTACTATGGATTATAGAGTAAGTGGTGTGAAGTCTTATACGCCTCGCACTACTCCACGATCACCGGCAAGGAGGCCATAATGGCTTACAAGTCTGTAAAGCGTTCGCGTCGCGGCAAGCGTCGTTGAATAAGTTGGGGACGTTAACTTTAACTGATGGAGGCCTTCAATGGCTCGTAAGTCTCGTAAGCACAAGCGCTAATTGGCGCTACCACCCCTCCCTGAAACCTTAGCACAGGAGCGCATCATGCGTCGCAAGGCTCGTAAGGCACGTCGCTAACTAATACACGGGTTAGACCCGTTATTACTGCGATTTCCCTGAAGGGGGGGAAACCTAAAAATACCCCTTCACCTATTCAAAGGGAACGGACATGGCTGATAACGCACAACTTATGGCATTGATGCAGGGCGCTGGCGGTGAAACCCCAGGTGGCGTATCTGTCGGTGAAGCTCCTCCTTCTTCGCCTCCTCCCATGCCAACCCCTATGTCTACCCCAGAACCTAAAGCCGGTGTTAAAGAAGCAGCTCTCGTCAACGTCTCAATGGCGATGGATTTGATTGAGCAAGCTCTTCCAGCTATCGGATCTGAAAGCCCAGAAGGCCAAAAACTCATTAACGCAATCTCAGCACTGACTACGGTGCTCGGCCCTAAGAAACAGAAGGCCGGTGAATTGCAAAATGCTGAAATTCTTCAGCTTCTTCAAAACCTTCCTCAAGCCGGCGGCGGCACTCCTGGTTCTCGTATGATTGCTGGTGCGCCTCCAAATCTCGGATTGATGAACCCTCCAGGTGCTCCACCTATGCCTCAGGGCGGCGGTGCTCCCGGTGCTCCTCCAATGCCTCCAATGTAAGGGAATTACTATGGAACTCTTTAAGCCAAGGGGCGCATCGGCACCCCGCAATGCTACTACCGACAAGCAGGTTAACGGCCAGATCGTTAACACGCCTCGTTTTGCCCACTTTGGTGGCCTTTCTGGCCCATCAAAAACCGGCAGCAAGAATGCAATGACGATTAAGCCACCAGGCGACGGTCGCAAAGTTATCTAAACCGAAGGATAGGGGACAACAATGCCTTCATTAGAAGATCTCACACCCGACGCCCGCGATGAATTGGCGTTATTGGCCCGTCAATTGGCCGAAAACCCTGATACGCGGGACTCTTTTCTGCGTTTGACGAAGAAAGTTAAGCCAAACTTAACAATCGACGCAATCGACATTAAAGACCAAGTAGACGCTCGTTTTGCTGAATATGAGGCCAGAAATCAGGCTTTAGAAGGCAAATTAAGGGAAAAAGACGCCCTTGAAGAGCTAGAAAAGCGGCGTCAAGCCTTGGTTAAAAAGGGTAAAGCAAAGTCTGAAGAGGACGTTGCAGAGATTGAAAAGGTTATGCTCGAAAAGGGCATCACAAATCACGAAACGGCTGCGGATTATTACGAGTTCATGAGAAGTGCGGCGGTGCCTACATCGCCAAAGGTCTTTAATCACTCGTTTATGAACGAGTCAGCACGCGACACGCTGGCAAAGTTCAGAACAAATCCAACAGTAGCTGCGCGTGATGAAGCGGCAAAAGCTCTATTTGAACTGAGGAAGAATCCTCGGCCAGTAGGCTTTTGATATTGGGGACTTAACGAAGCAAAGGAACTAAGCGATGGCTATAGGTGGTGGTATCGTACCAGCAACCGGCACTTCGCAGTACAACGAATTAACGTACGTCACACGGCGTGCGTTTATTCCGAAGTTGGTGGTGCAGCTCTACAATAGCACCCCGCTTATGGCTGCGCTGATTGCCAACTCTCAAACTGCTACGGGCGGTGTCTCGTCCGTTACAGTCCCCGTACAAGGCGCTCAGTTTGTGAACGCTCAGTGGTCGGATTACTCCGGCTCGTTTGCTCAACCTGCTGTTCAGCAGGGCGCATTCAACGCTGAGTTTGATCTCAAGCTGATGATTACGCCAGTTCCGTTCCTCGGAATGGAAGGTGTTGTACAGCAAGATCACGCAATCATCCCACTCATCGAAGCTCGTATGAACGACGCTACGAACGTGATGATGGATGCGATGTCTTACTCGCTCTACAACAACACGACGAATACTCAGCAGTTCACTGGTCTTCCAGCAGCAGTTGATAACGGTAACACCGTTGCCACCTACGGCAACATCAACCGTTCAACCTACACTTGGTGGCAGTCCGGTCAGTATGCTGCTGGTTCGGTCAACCCAACCCGTCAGAACGTACTCCAGTATATCTCTGGTACGGTCAAGAAGGGTGCGGAAGTACCAACCTTTGGCGTCTGCGGCTTCGGCACTTGGACGCTTCTCGCTCAGGACTATGTTGGTCAGGAACAGTATGTCATCACCCCAGGCTCCGGCTTCGACGGCGATGCAAACGGCCCACAGGCTGCGTTCCGCGCTCTCATGGTTGCTGGCGTTCCGATTTATCCAGATCCTTACTGCCCAGAAGGCACGCTCTATCTCCTCAACACCAACTATCTCTCGCTCTACATCCATGAGCAGGGCCAGTTCGTGTTTACGGGCTTCGAGTCGACCCTTCCAAACTGGCAGATTGGTTATGTTGGCGCCGTTCTCACCATCGCTGAGTTGGTAAGCACCAAGCCAAAGTCCATGACCAAGGTGACTGGCTACAATTCGCTAACACTGTAAGGAGTAGCTCATGTCTCTCGGTTTAAACAAAATCCTTGTTAGCAACGTCGCAACAGGCCAACCAGCCGCGTATTTGCAACCAGTGACTATTTCGAATGTTGGTTCGGGTAACGCAACGACGATGACAAACGCGCAATTTATCCCAGCCGGCACCTATGTGGTTCCAGCAATTGCGAACGTAGTCATCGAAGTTAACACCTATACCAGCAACGTAAATAGCTGGACTTCGTTGATTCCTAACAACACACCTTCGGCTGTATTAATTTCGGACGGTTGGAACTTCCGTGCGAACGCAGTCACCGGTACGCAGACGGTTACGCTGTACACGGTCAACGGTGGTCAGGCAGCTACACAATCAACCTACGCAACGTCGTAAGGAGGGTTGAATGGCTAATCCTGATTCAGTAGGCCAGAATTTACAGGACAGCTTTGGTAATTTTCGTATTGCCACTGCTGGTCCCGTATCCATAGCCGCAACTGGTAACGCTGTCGTTGCTCTGCCTTTTCTCAAAGGCGGCACCGGCGGTACAGGTTCGTACATCATCCGTCGTATCACGGTAAACAACGTGAGCAACACGGCGGGTGGTACGGCACCAAACTGTGCAACGGCCAACATCTCAGTTGGTACGACCAGTGACGGTGCGAACCTCGTTACCTCAAACACTGTTACAACCAACCTGACGGGTGCGAACACGTTTGTGGATCTCACGCTTGCGGCTGCGGCCAATTCGACGAGCTACACGGCTAACGCTTTGTTCCTCAATGTGAACACTAACGTAGCAAACGCTGCGATTTTTGTTTCCGTCTATGGTGATGTGCAGTTCTAATGGTTTGGGTAACAAACACGACGGATGAGTTCTTTGTTCAAAATTGGGATGGGAAGTCTCACAGCTTTCCTCCCAACAAAGCTACAGAAATATCCGTCGATTTGGCTCGAATCTTTTTTGGGTATGGTGTCGATGACAAGGTACCCGTATTGGCTAGGCTTGGCTGGACCAAGGTTGCAACGGACGTTCCTAAAGCTCTGGAGCGTCTCAATAAGTTTGTGATCTCGGAAACTCAGCCTCAAACCTACCACAATGCGTCCCCAGTGGTAGACCGAGTACCCTTCCCTGCGTCGCGGCAGGGCGGGGGAAAGGGCTTAAAGTGATGTTGGTGTTCGATGGTTACAACGCTTCAGTCTTACATCACGTTAACACGCAGGCTTCTGCACGACGCTAACGCTAACTTTTGGTCTGACCAAGAGCTTACCGACGACATCAATAACGCTCGTAACCGTCTCATCCGTGATACGGGCGTTAATCGCGTCATTCAAAACACAGCAGCTATTTACAACCAAGAACTGTACTCGTTTGACAACTCGGCGGGTACAATCTCTGGTGTGTTAGTCACCAATCCAGGCTCTGGCTATACAAGCGCTCCCACCGTCAGCTTTAGCAGTGGTGCAGCAGCAGCTTATGCCACGATCAGCCAGACGGGTGAATACGGTTCTAACGCAGCCGGATCTATCTCAAATGTGGTGGTTACTAACGCGGGTTTAGGTTACACAACCGCGCCTACCGTATCGTTTAGCGGTGGTGGCGGCACAGGTGCAGCAGCTCAGGCGTTCTTGACGGGTATGCCTAAAGGGCTACTCACGATGGACATCATCAATATCAATCTATATTGGGGCAATACGCGTATACCATTGCGCTATCTGCCTTGGACACAGTTCAATGCAGAGTTGCGGTTCTGGCAAAATTACGTAGGTAGGCCAATTGCTTACAGCATGTATGGGCCTAACTCGTTTTATCTGTCGCCTATTCCAGACCAGAATTACGCTATCGAAGTAGATACGGTCGTTCGACCTGACGATCTGGTTGCCTTGAGCGATCCAGAAATCAACATTCCGCAGCCTTGGCAAGATCCTGTTCCGTATTACGCTGCTCACATTGCTAAGTACAAAGAGCAGTCTTACGGCGAAGCAGAACTGTTCAAAAACCAGTATCTCGCCAAGACACAGAACGTGCTGTCCTCGACGTTTACTCGTCGTATGCCTGATCCTTATTCGAGGCCATACTAATGGCAGAGAAGTCACCTGAGCAGCGCAAACAATATCAGGTGGTAAAGGCTTTCAAAGCACTTAACACGAAAGCCAACCGTACTGCGATTGCCGACGAAGAGTTTAGCTGGATTGAAAACATTCAGCCAATCGGCTTCGGCAATCTTAAAGTTGTGCCTCAAGTGGCTAACGTCACCATCAGTGGCAATACGGTTACGTGGACAAGCTCGGTTTCCACGCTGACAAGCTGGAACATCAACAACCAAGATTATGTCTTTGCGTTTGAAGCTGACGGCTCGGCTCAGTATTACAACATCACTGCCGGCACTCAGGGCAATGTGGCTGCTGCCGGTACATTCTCTGGCGCTGGTGTACGCGTCAGACAGTGGAAGAATGATCGCATCATCATCAGTGACCCTAGCAAGGGTTATTCAACGTGGGATGCCACCAATCTTGTTAATGTCGGCTGCATAAGCACGATTGGCATTACGAATGCCGGTGCAGGCTATACGACCGCGCCAACCGTAACCATTTCGTCTCCAAATCAGACGGGTGGCGTACAAGCAACGGCTGTAGCGTCTATTTCTAACGCTTCCGGCACCATTATTAGTGCTCAAATCACCAATATTGGATCTGGTTACACTTCGTTACCGACTGTTACCATTGCACCTCCGACGAGCCAATTCGGCGTTCAGGCGCAAGGATCACCCACTATTTCCGGTGGTAACGTCGTTGCAATTACAATTACTAACCCTGGATCTGGCTACACATCGGCACCGAGCATTACGATTACAGGTGGAGGCGGTGCAAATGCTGCTGCTACGGCTGTGCTTGGCTCTGGTCTGGTGTCAGCTATTACGATCACTAACCCTGGCAGTGGCTACACGGCTACACCAACGGTTACAATTAGTGGTGGCGGCGCAACAACCAATGCTACAGCGGTTGCAGGTTTCCTGACGTTCAACACGGGTGCTGTCGGCATCGTTCTAACCAACGGTGGTACGGGCTATACGTCAGCTCCTACTGTGAACATTACAGCAGCTCCGGGTGGCGGCACCAACGCAGCAGCAACGGCTATCGTGAACGGCGGTGTCGTTACCCAGATTGTCGTGACCAATCCCGGTGCCGGATACACGTCAACACCTACGGTTTCATTCTCTGGTGGCTCTGGTAACAACGCGGCAGCTACAAGTGTGCTTACATCAGACAGCAGCGTAGACATTGCCTCGTTCCAAGGGCGTGTGTGGATTGCACAGGGCCGTACCGTGTTTTACTCGGCAGCAGGCTCGTACAATGACTTCGTGACTGTCTCTGCCGGTAACCTGAATTTGCAAGACGACACGTTGCACAGCAAGATCACAGCGCTTATTAGCGCTAACAACTTCCTGTATGTGTTCGGTGACGACTCGATCAACGTGTTTTCGGACGTGCGCGTCGGCACAACTGGCCTGACCACGTTCACCAATACCAACGTGTCGGCCTCTATTGGCTCTAAACGCATTGACGCCATCTTCCCGTACTTCCGTTCGTTGCTCTTTATGAATGACTACGGCGTGTATGCTCTCGTCGGTGCTACCACAACCAAATTGTCAGATTCTTTGGACGGTATTTTCCCGTATATCGACTTTACACAGCCTATTTCTGCTGGCGAAGTGCTGCTTAACAACATTTTGTGCGCTGCATTCAATTTTACCTATAACGATCCGGTAAATGGCGCTCGCTCACTGCAAGCCGTGTTTTTTGACAAGAAATGGTTTCTGACAAGCCAAGGAACACTCAGTTACATTACGTCTGTGCCGCTCACAGGCGGTATTAACATGTATGGCACGGGCGGCACCAACCTCGTCAAACTGTACGGCGACACAACGTCCAATGTCTCGTCCATGATACAGACGGCACTGTGGCCTTTGACTGACATTATCAGGGATAAGCAGGCTCTAAAGCTCGGCGTGGAAGCTACGTTGACGCAGGGTGGTATTTTAAACCTGACGGTGGACAGCGAATATCAGAGCAGTCCGACCTACACGCTGACCAACTATGTTGTATGGACGAATTACCTTGGAAACATCATTCCTTGGCAAAGTAATTCGTTTTATTTTCCAATAGCTAATTGGATAAAAACTAACGGTTACGAACTGTTTAAATCTGACGCGCAGCAATATGGCAAATATCTTGGATATACGATAAACTCCACATCACCGGGGTTCACCTACAACACCTTTGAAATGGAATACGAGCTAAGGGCGAGGTTCTGATGACTTTTTATACGTTTGCAAATGCCACGACGAGCATTCCTCTGGCGAACCTTGATGCCAACTTTGCCACGCCAATCACGCTGGGCAACACGGCTGTAACCATTAA